GGCGGCAAAGGCACCATGTTTGACCATCAGGAGCACGCCCTGATCCCCAAAGCCGACGTATTGGATATCCTGCCCGAACACGGCTGGCGCGACATGCGGCCACATAAGCGCGTCGTCCGCCTCGACGAAGTCGGCTTTGACCCCGCCGGCACCGACCCACGCATCATCTGCAACCTCTACGGCGGCTGGCCCACAAAACCCGCCCCAGGCAGCTGTACGCAACTGTTCGGACTCCTGCGCCACCTCTGCAGTAACGAACAAGATCCGGATGCCATCTATCAATGGGTGCTGCAATGGCTGGCCTATCCCATCCAGCACCCCGGCGCCAAAATGCGCACGTCGCTTATCTTCCACAGTCCGCAGGGCACCGGCAAGAACCTATTTTTCGAGAGCATCATGGCCATATACGGCGAATACGGCCGCATCGTCGACCAATCCGCCATCGAAGACAAATTCAACGACTGGGCCGGCAAGAAACTATTCCTCATCGCCGACGAAGTCGTCGCCCGGACCGAACTGTTCCACGTCAAAAACAAACTCAAAGGACTCGTCACCGGCGAATGGATCAGAATCAACCCCAAAAACGTCGCCGCCCACGACGAACGCAACCACGTCAACATCGTATTTTTATCAAACGAATCCGTGCCTTTGGTCCTCGAATCCGACGACCGGCGCTACATGGTCATCCACACCCCTGAAAAGCTCGATCCCGGCGCCTATGAATCCATCCGCGACGAGATCGGCAGCGGCGGCATAGCAGCCCTGCACCATCACCTCACCACCGTCAGCCTGGACGGCTACGACATGCACAGTAAGCCCCCCATCACCCAATCCAAAGCCCACCTGATCGAAGCCAGCCTCGACAGCGTCGGCTCCTTTGTCCGGGACTGGCGGCACGGTGAAATAGCAAAAATACCCTTCTGTCCCTGCCTCGGATCGCAACTCTACATCATCTATCGCCGCTACTGCGACCGCACCGGAGAGCGCTTCCCCCGGATACAGCGGCAATTCATCGGAGATCTTCGCATGATGCCCGGCTGGCGGGTAGGCCCCGTCACCACCCGGCCACCTATGTCCGACGACAGAGTCACCCGAAAGATGGTTATACCTCCCGATTCCATCCTGGAAGGCATGGAGCACGCCCGAAAACACTATCACAGTCAGGAGCACTGGCTGCACGAATGCCACGATATATTCACCACAGCCGGAGAATTTACAGAATGATTACGCTTATTACGCTTTTGATTACGCTTCTGATTACGCATCAACCTATTGAAATAATAGGGTTATTACGCTTATTACGCTTTTTTACCTCGCGTGTATGCGCGTGCACGTAAATTTACCACTACCACAAACGCGCATACAACTCGCGCGCGTATAGTATCTACCCGTAATCACGTAATCATAAGTAAGATACTGGGTTTGAAGCGTAATCATAAGCGTAATCATTGCTGTCAAAGCGTAATCATGGAGATTTGATATGTGGACCATAACCTTCGGGATCTGCAAACACGAAACCGATGCCGAGCGTTTCCTCACCTCCGACAAAAACCGCTACGCCTGCCCGGCCTGTGGTTCCGTCTGGAGGATCGAGCAGCAGGGCAAGCACGTCGTCACCCCTAGCGGTTTTGTTATCCCACCCAGGAAGGTTTGTGTAGTTGAGGCCCAGCTGATGCTGGTGGTGAGATAACGGCTACAGCGTCACCAGCGGGGCTTTATCCCGACTGGTGCAAGCGGTTGTTATATGACCGCTGCTGGCAGTACGTTTTTATTTTACTTTACCCCTTGACAACGTAACTAGTTATGATAAGATATAGGTAAATCAAAACTAGGAGGTCGTCATGAAAAATGTAATCAGCAAAAAAAGATTGTTTGAACTGTACATGGAGAAGCGGGAAAATATGCGCAGGTCAGCATTAGAAGCTGTTGCACTGGTTCGATTTTCTCTGATTAGGAGGGATCGGTCATGATGAAAATCGGAGATAAAGGCGTTGTGCTGGGCGGTGCGTTTCAGGGTTTTGAATATGAGGTGATCTGCGAATATGATGAAAATCACCCCCTGTGCCGGATTGATATTTTCGGGCGGGTTTCTGAAATCGGGTTGCCCTTGTGTGACCTAGTAATTGATACCGCTGGAATGACGGAGTTTATAAAGGATATGAACATTCCGCAGCTCAAGATATTGAGGGCTATGATTAATGGCAAATTGGGCAAGAGGAAAATCACGCCTGAGCAACAAGTGGCGATGCAGGCGGCTCGTAAGCGAAAGATCATATAACGGTTAGCCGATGACCGGACGGCTTTTTGTTCCGGTCGATAGGCGGGTTATGCCCGTCGCAACCTCTCTGGAAAGGAGAATAAAAATGAACATCAGAAAACACATGGAAATGCTGGGGCTGAAAGTTGAAGACAAAGTTACAGGGTTCAAGGGCGTTGTCACCAGCGTAAGTTTTGACCTGTATGGCTGCGTTCAGACAATCGTAAATCCCGGCATGGGTGAAGATAAGAAGCCGGGTGAATCACTCTGGTTCGATATTGGTCGGCTGAAGGTGCTGGAATCTGAGCCGGTCATGGATGTACCTAATTTCGAGTACGGGCCGATAGCTGAGGGTAAAAAAGGCCCGGCAGAGAAGCCGATGTTTATGAAGGCATAACGGCCTCTGCCTAACCTGACGGGCTTCATCGGTCAGGTTCTGGCAGGGGTTATAACGTGAAGGGGGAAATGATGGACATTCAGACGATTCAACTATTTTGCTGCGAAGATGAAACAAAAGTAAACCTCTGCACCCCGTATTCGTGGGGTGAATACACTTTTGCTACAAACGGCCACATGCAAATCAGAGTGCCGCGATTGGTCGAAGTGCCGGAAAGAGAGGATGCGCCGATTGTTGTAATTTCAGAGTCTGACCCTGTTGGCAAGAACTACCTGAAAGAGCCTGCCGAATGGTTGCCGGTGCCTGCTGTTACGGTTGCATCTGAGCCCTGCAAGCAGTGCGGGGGGACAGGTAGCGGCGTTGAATGCCCGGAATGCAAAGGTGACGGATATGTGGAGTTGTCCACGGATTTTAACGACTATGACAGCCCTGATTGCAAAACCTGCAATGGTTCTGGTCAGATTTCTGCGGCTGGTTATGAGAGGCTGAAAGGCCGGATGTTGTGGATACCGGAAAGCAAGCCGGTGACGTGCGACGATTGCCATGCCGGGCAAGTCTGGCCGATGGTCGGGGAGATCGTCGGCGGTGTCAAGATCAACGTTCGATTCCTGGATCTAATAGGCAGGCTGCCGGGGGCGCAACTCGGAGTATTCGGAGAACTGGACGTTGCCCGTTTCCGTTTCGATGGTGGCGACGGGCTTGTAATGCCGATGCGGCAGTAATGGTGATCGAACGTTATAACGGTTAAGGGTTCACGGGGGCTTCATCCCGTGCAACCCGTGGTTAGCCCTGAAAAGGAGGATGAAGATGCTAGCACTATCAATACAGCAACCGTGGGCATGGCTGATTGTGAACGGTCACAAGGACATTGAAAACCGCACTTGGTTCACGCGGACAAGGGGAATGATCCATGTCCATGCTGGACAGAAGTTCGACAAGGAAAGTTACGAGTGGATCAATCTGGAATTCCCTGAGATCGACATGCCTGCACCTTCCGAGTTTGAACGAGGCGGGATTGTTGGACAGGTGAGGATTACCGGTTGCGTTGAGAAATCGGAATCGCCGTGGTTCTTCGGGCCATTCGGTTTCATGTTGGCTGATGGCAAGCCATGCACATTTAAACCTTGCCGGGGGAAACTCGGTTTCTTCCAGGTGGAAGGGCCATGAACGCAAAAACACGATATTCAGAGTTTGTGAATGCCGATTACGGCCACTCATTTGCGGAGTGGTTGGGTATTACGGTGCCGGTATTGGATACTCGCTATGATTTTCGCAATGGGCACCAGTACCAGTATTCACGCTGGTATGGCTGCACCAAGGTTTGCGGAACGTGGGAGAAGACAATGAAGGCAGCAAAGGCCAGCTATAAGGCAGCGGTCGCAGCGCATAAAAAGTACATCAAACAATTACTGGAGCCTGAAGAGGGCTAACTTCTGATTCTACAGAACATTGGCTGTATAAAAACATTTCAAAATAGAGGGGGTAAACCATGCAAACACATGAACTAGAGCGGCTTTACGGCCTCAATCCTCCGAATAACAAAATACTGGAAAACAGCCGCATCCGGGGTTGGCTGGAAGAACTCGAAAGCGAGTTCACCGTCGAACATAAGGCCGTTAAAACCCGTGAAACGTATCGCCGCATCATTATCAATTTTATTCTCTGGAAATTCCGGACCCGTTGCCAGGATGTCGCAGAAGTGGCTATCCGTAATTATCTCACCTACCTGGCGGAAGTTAAAAAAATAGCGGCCAGTACCCAGAACCAGGCATTTAATGCCCTACTGTATTTTTATCGGCATGCCCTTAAGGTTGAGCCGGGCAAGATCGATGCACAGCGTGCCCCTCGCACCAATTACCTGCCGGTTGTCCTGCCTCGTGAGGATGTGGCAAAACTAATTGCAAACTCTCACGGTGTTTACAAACTGATCAACGAAATCATGTATGGCTGCGCACTCAGGGTAGAGGTCGATTGCCTGGAATTACGAGTCAAGGATGTCGATCTCAGCTCCATGCTCCTCACCGTCCGTAGCAAGCACGGCAGTATCCGCAACGTGGAAATTCCCGAATCCCTGCGTGAACCTCTACTGCAGCAAATAGCCCAAGTCAAACTGATCCATGACTCCGATCTGTCCGATGGTTTCGGCGTCGTTGATCTCCCTGATGCTCTGTCCCGCAAGTATCCCGCCGCCGGCCGGGAGCTGGGCTGGCAGTTCCTCTTTCCAGCGCAGTCCTGCTGGGTGGCTCCGGATGGCAGCCAGGGCCGCCCCCATATCCACGTCACGGCTGTACAAAAGGCGTTTCAGATCGCCCGCAAAAAATCCGCCATCCTCAAACCCGCCACACCGCACTGTCTGAGACACTCCTGCGCCACCCACCTGCTGGAGGATGGTGTCGACATCCGGCTCGTCCAGAAGCTGCTCGGACACGCCAAGGTCACCACCACCGAAATCTACACCCAGTGCACCCAGCGCCGGGCAGGGTACCGTAACCCGCTCGATCGCCTGCTGGGATTTGCCGAGGATATTCTGGAGATATCCGTGCCGGATGAAGTCCGCCGCTGGCTCGTCGGGCATGCCTCACGCCTGGGCCTCACCCCTGCCGAGGATGCCCGCCAGATCCTAGCCACGGTAGCGCAAGGGGGTATTTTGTGACCGATTCAAATTTACCGCCAGGAACTACCTGCTTTATCGCGCCCTGCGACTATTATCCAGGGACCGACGTACTGTATGAGCCCCGTGAACTATACCAATTCCCCGCCACCCGCTTCGTTTCCAACTCCCCCTGGCGGCAGTGGTGGCACCTGCTGTCCGAGGTGATTGAGATTGGCCGTGCACTATTGACCGGCAACCTGCAGCACGCTGCCTCCGAAACATGGGATGTCAAACAGTCCAGCGAGACCCTGCACCGCATCCTCTCCGGTCGGGGCGCGGATGTGGAGCTAGCGCGAGAGGAAATTATCGGCAACAACCTGGAGCGGGGGTACTACCTATGATCAACCCACGCCTTTTGCCCATCGTCATGATCGTGCTGTCGTTCCTGGCCGCCATCGCCTACGCCTGCCAGGGTGACTACCGCCGCAGCGTCTACTGGTCCGCCGCCGCCGTCCTCAACCTCTCGGTGACGATATGAACGACCAGTGGTTCAAAAACGAGACCGAAGCCTATGGCTGGCTGATCTCGGAAGGTTACGAGGTCTCCCGCGGCAAATTCAACCAGGATGCCAACAGCGGCAAGCTGCTGCGGGATGGTAAGAAATTCAGCAAATTCTCGACCCTGCAGTACGGCCTGGCCCTGCGGCCGCTGCAGAAAAAGTCCGACAACCCGGTCCGCATCGACATATCCCAGCGCAAAGAGCAGGCCGACATGGACAAGGCCGAGGCCGACGCCCGCATCGCCAGCGTCAAGGCCTACGAAGCCGAGCGGCAGCTGGACAAGACTTGGATACTGCGGGCCGAACATGAGGAGCAGATGGCCGCCTTTGCCGGTCTGCTGGAAGACACCTTCCGGCACCGGGTCTACCTCGATCACTCCCTGCTGCTGCTGTCAGCCGGCGGCCAGCCGGCCAAGGCCTCCGAATTCGCCAACGAACTGCAGATGTTCTGCAACAAGGCCTTCGGCGATATATCCAGCTATAAGGAATTGACCGTAGAATTCGACGCCCTGGAAGAAGCCGACGATGATGATTGACGCCCCGCGCAAGATTAAGCTGCCCTCCTGGCTACCCGACCGGATCAAACACCGTCTGGCCGGAAAGACAGTCGACTTGCGCCTCCCGCGCGGCACCCGTTCGCGCCTGCGCCAGAAGGAGACCATCCCCTACAGCGAATGGAACGCCCGTTATCGTGTCATGGGCTCCGCCGAATCCCATCCCGGCCGCTGGTGCAAGGACATCGCGCCGCACTCGGCCTGGATCATGGACCTCTTCTCCAAGCCCTGGGTCAGGGAGCTGGCCTTCTGCGGACCCGACCAGGCCGCCAAGACCACCACCATGATCGGCTGCATCAGCGCCGGCACCGACATGGATCCCGGCAACATCTTCTACACCGCCTCCACCGAAGCCAAGAGCAAGGAGATCGTCAACGACAAGCTGCTCTCCTGCTTCAAGGAATCCCCGAAGCTGGCCAAATACATCTCCACCCGCGCCGATGACACCGGCCTGACAAAGATCAAACTCAACAACGGAGTCACGATCCGCGTCGCCTGGGCCAACTCCCCGGCCTCCACCGCCTCGTTCTCGGCGCGCTGCACCTACAACGACGAAGTCGACAAATGGCAGACCATCGGCAACGAGACCAACGCCGTCCGCCGCATCCGCAAGCGCGCCAAAAACTACCCGCTGACCTACAAACATTTCTGGTCATCCACCCCGGCCGGGAAATACATCTACAAAATGTGCATGGACAGCCAGCAGGTATGGACCCACGCCGTCCGCTGCCCCGATTGTTTCGAGCTCATAGTCATGGACCAAGAGCACCTGATCATCCCCGAGGGAGCCACAGAAGAATCAGTCAGGAATAATCCCGAATCCGTCGTCTACGCCTGCAACGCCTGCGGGTCCGAATGGGATGAAGACAAGCGCCTGCTGGCCTTCCGCAACGGTGATAAACTCTGCATCAAGGGCGATGCCAAGGCCAAGGCCTCCTTTGTCGGTGTCCACCTCAACTCCTACACCACCCCCGACATGAAGATGTCCGACATAGCCTGCACCATCATCGCCGCCCGGAACGGCGACCACGAAGCCGCCATAGACCTGGCCCACGGCATCAACTGCGTAAATTACGAAGCCGAAACCACCAGCACCGTCACCCCCGAGCGCCTGCTGGCCTTCCGCTCCGAGCTGCCGCGCAACCTCGTCCCGGCCGATACCTGGCGTCTGGTCCTGCTGGCCGACACGCAACAGAGCAGCTTCTACTATCAGGTCTGGGCCGTGGGCCACTCCCCGGGGATCAGTCTGCACATGCTCCGTCACGGCATCGTCGAGCACTTCACCGACCTGGAAGGCCTGCTGCAGGAGGAATACAGCGACCCCGCTGGCACCGTCCACCGCATCGCCAACGGCCTGATCGACTCCGGCGGCACCCGGCGCGGCTACCAGAAGCACAGCCGCACCGTCGAAGTATACGAATGGTGCTCCCGCAACCGACAGATGATGCCGATCAAGGGCATGCACGGCCGTACCGGCGACCTGGTCAGCTACAAGCAGATCGAGACCTATCCCGGCACCAACAAACGCCTGCCTGGCGGCCTGAAACGGGCCAACCTGCGCGTCGACCTCTTCAAAGACGAGCTCGACCGCCGCCTGCAGATCCAGCCCGACGACCCGGGTGCCCTGGCCTTCCACGACGGCATCGACGAAGCCTTCGCCCGGCACTACATCGGCGAGGTCAAAGACGAGCTCGGCGACTGGCAGCATAGCAAAAAGAGCCAGCGCATCGACTACTGGGACTGCACCGTCTACCTGTTGGCCCTGGTCGAGATGATCAAGCTGCGCATACCCAAACGACCGGCGCCGATCGATAAGCAGCCGGCCACAATCAGCCGGAAAAAATCCAACTTCGCCACAGGATGGAAGCCATGATTGGCATCGCAGAACTGAACTGGAGCATATTATGAGCAAGCGGGGGTTTATCATGCGTTTCGAAGAAAAGAAGTTCTGTAGGATATCCACTCTGGCCGAGCGCTGGGACTGCTCCACCCGCCGCATCTACCAGCTGATCGAGAAGGGCGTCCTGCGCCCATTTCACCCGGAAGGCCGCATCGGTATCAAAGGCATCATGGTAGAAGTGCGGGCTGTGCTGGAGATCGAGGGGCGCGAGACAATCGACGACCGCTGACCACAAGATATAGTGCAAAATTAAAATTCTTTTCGTGCATATTGTGCATATTCCCCCTTTTGCTACCTTTTTATTGTCGTGACGTGGTGCCATTATCGGCACCATGTCAATCACCCCCCTCACATCAGAGCCCGCCAGCATCATTGCCGGCGACACCATAAGCTGGAAGATCGCCCTGCCGGACTATCCGGCCTCAAGCGGGTGGACTCTGAAATACAAGGCCGTCTGCGCAGCCGGATACATCGCCATCGTATCCACTGCCGACGGCTCCGATCATGTCGTCTCCGTCGCAAAAGCCACAAGCGCAGCCTACACCCCCGGCACCTACACCCTGGTCAAATACGTCGAATCCGCCACCGAGCAGGTCACCCTGGCCGAGCTGGTGCTGGAGGTCAAACCTGGCATCGCCGCCAAGACCGCCGCCTTCGACAACCGCACCCATGTCAAGAAGGTCCTCGACGCCATTGAGGCAGTGCTGGAAGGCCGCGCCGCCGTCGATCAGCAGGAACTGACCATCGACGGCACCACCCTCAAGCGCATGCCGGTCGCCGACCTGCTCCGTCTGCGCTCCCTCTATTTTGGCTACTACCGCCAGGAAAAGGCCGCTCTGGACCTCTCCAAAAACAGCGGTTTCGGCAAGATCCGCGTGAGGCTCTGACATGGGTGTGATCTCCTGGATAGCCGAGCGACTCGGCACGAAATCAAGCGCCCCGGCACCGGTCGAGCAGCGCTCTACTGGCTACTTCGCCGCCGAGTACAGCCGCGTTACCAGCTCGCTGGTCAACGAGGCCCGCCACATCAACGAGATCATCCGCTGGCAGGGCTACACCCTGCTGGCACGTTCGCGCCAGCTGGCCGACAACAATCCCTATGCCGCCAAGTTTCTGCAGATGTGTTCCAACAACATCTGCGGTCCAGTGCCGTTCAAGCTGCAGGGGCGCATCACTACCCGGGCCGGTAAAGCGGACACCACCGCCAACAACATGATCGAGGCGGCCTGGTCTGATTCGATCAAGGCCCGCCACTGCTACCGCTACGGCCGGCCGGCCCTAAATGACATCTATCGTCTTGCTGTGCGCATCTGCGCCCGCGACGGCGAGTGCCTGATCCGCCTGCACGAAGGGCGCAAGTCCGGCAAGTACGGATTTCAGCTGCAGATTATTGACACCGACCGGCTTGACTTCAACCTTAACCAGAAGCTGGCCAATGGCAACGTCATCCACGCCGGGGTCGAACTGGACGAGGAAGGGCGCACTGTCGCCTTCCACATTCGCAAGCAGCGCCCCTCTGACTGGCAAATCGGCAACCGTTTCAGCGGAGAGTACGAGCGCGTGCCGGCCGACCAGATGATCCACCTCTTCATCCCGCTTTCCGCAGAGCAGGTCCGTGGTGTGCCCTGGATCTACGCCAGCCTGATGAACCTGCACCAGCTGGGAGCCTTCGAAGAGGCCGCCATCATCGCCGCCCGCGTTGGCGCTTCCAAGATGGGTTTCTTCCAGAAAAGCACCCCTGAAGCCGGTGACTTGGCCGGGGAAAAGGATGCCAGCGGTGCGCTGGTCACTGATGCCGAGCCGGGCTCCTTCGAGGAGTTGCCCTACGGTATGACCCTGCAGTCCTGGGACCCGGCTTATCCCGATGCCCAGGTCGACTCCTTCATGAAGTCCTGTCTGCGCGGCGTGGCTGCCGGCTACGGCGTATCGTACCACACCCTGGGCAACAACCTGGAGGCGGTCAATATGTCTTCTGCCCGCATCGGTCTGCTGGACGAACGAGACCACTGGATGTCGCTGCAGTCTTGGGTTGTCGAGCATCTTTGTACTGAATTGAATGAACGTTGGACCGCTATGGGCAGCCTGACTGGAGCCTTGCCTATATCCGGTTCAATTTCGAAATATCTTAACGTCTTTTTTCAACCTCGTCGCTGGAGTTGGATCAAGCCGGGTGAGGATGTCCAGGCTGCAATTGATGCCATCAAGTGGGGTTTGAAATCACGAACCAATATAGTTTCCGAAGGTGGTGCCGATATCTCTGATGTGTTCGATGACCTTCAGTCTGAAAACACTTTGGCCGCTGAAAGAAAAATCACCATCACCGAAGCACCAAAGACAGGAGGGCCGGCCAATGACCAGCCACAAGACGATAACGCAGGCCAGTGACCTGCGCGGTGTGCGCATCGAACGCGCCGTCACC